CGGAAATTTATCTGCGCAACTTCCCAATCAACAGCATTGCGTCTGTTCTGGTAAACGGCCAAGCGCTGCTGGCCAGCACAGGCCCCACTACGGCGGGGTACGCTATTGGCAACACTGGGCGCAGTTTAGTGTTCCTCACCGGGGCCGGTAACGCGCCGGATACTTTCTACACCTACCCCTATGGCGTGGGTGGGTTCCCACGCTACGGATTCCCACGCGGGCTGGCGAATATCCAGGTAAGCTACACAGCCGGGTTTGCCACGCAGAGCATCGTAAATGAGCTGGATACGATACCGGCCACGACGCCATATACCGTCGCTGTGGCCGCGGTAGCGCAGGGCGCGGCTTGGCTGGCGGATGGCGGCGTCAAATACTTTGTAGGCGGCGCAGCGCTTACGCCGGTGTTGACCGCGCCCACGGCAGGGCAATACTACCTGCAAGGGAACGGCGTTTACCTGTTCAGCGCTGCGGATGCGGGCAACCAAGTGCAGATAAACTATACGGCGGCGGGCACGCCTAGCGACATTACGATGGCTGTGAACCAGATGGTGGCGCTGAACTATAAACGACGGAATTGGATCGGTCAGCGGTCTGTTGCCATGAAGGATGTTGGCTCAACGGCATACACCTTACTGCTTGATCCTGAGATTCTTCGCGTGGTTGATTACTATAAACGTCGGAGCATGGGGAACTAATGGGCAAAGCGTTTACCATTACCGACAGCGCAGCCAACGTGATTGAATACGTAGAGGCGAAGAAGACGCTGGCTCGTCAGGTGCTGGCAGACCGCATCGATCTCGTCAACGGTATGATGGCCGATCGCGTGCGCAGCAATCTGTCCGGTGATGTGCTGAATGCTGTAAGCAGTAAGTTGATGGGAACAGTGCGGCAGATTCCTACAAGGTTTCTAGGCAGCTCAATTATTGCGGGCAGCGTAACCGCAGGCGGCGCTGAAGCGCCTTATGGAATTTATTTTGAGGAAGGCGGCACCCACAGTTATAAAATTCTGCCGATTCACGGCAAAGTTCTAGCCTTTATGGTTGAAGGACAAAAGGTGTTCGCGCGCGCGGTTACGCATCCACCCACACCGTTCAAGCCTTGGTTTGGACCAGCGGCTGAGGAGTTCCAAGCGTATATGGCACAGCAGCTACAGGCGGCGATGGCGGAGGTTGCCAAGTGAGCGCCAGCACTGAATCCATCATGCAAGCTTTGTTCAGCATTCCGCAAGCGCTGGCTTCCAGTTTGCAAACGCCGCTTACTACCGTGAGCCGACGATTCCGTCATTTCAAAGATGTTGACCCAAGCATGTACCCGGCCTTTTATCAATTTCAAGCACCAGTGCGCAGCACCAGCGGCGGCGTGCGCAGCCTGCCCAAGGACGAGATCGGGGTCAGTTGGTTTGTGTATCTGCCGGGCAGCCAGAGCCTGGACGATGTAGTGTCACCAGCGTTGAACAATTACTACGATGCGCTGAGCAATGCGCTGCTTACGACTTTGATTATTCCCGGCTCACCGCCCGTGGTAAAGTTAGGTGGGCAGTTCGCGGGGATGCCGCAAACGCTGGGCGGGTTAGTTACACAATGCTACAAGGACGGGGATGGCCTTACAGACGAGGGACTGTTAGAAACTCCATCACTGATTCACATACCGATCAAGATACTGGTCGGAATCTAACGGTATAAGGAGAAAGTCGACATGGCACCTCTTCCTGGAATTCAATTCGGCTCTGGCGTGCTGTTCGCGACGCCTGTTGCCGGGAACCTGCCCACCAATCCAACGCCGCAAGAAGTTGGCATCATTCAGAACATCAAGATGACCATCAGCGGTGATATCAAGGAGCTGTTCGGTCAGCTCCAGTGGCCGGTTGACAGCGCCATTGGCAAGCGCAGCATCAAAGGCAGTTTTGAGTTTGCCCAGATGGACAATAGTTTCTTCAACCAGTGCTTCTTCAGCGACGTTGTTAGTGCGGGCGTTGTGTCTACTTCTTATCATGAGCCGCATACCGTCCCGGCATCGTCAGCATATACGGTGACGATAACACCGCCGTCGTCAGGCGTGTTCGCCAGTGATCTTGGTGTGCTCAATTTGACCACGGGCGTGCCTATGACGCGAGTAGCATCCGTCAGCGCGGAGGGGCAGTATAGTGTCAACACCAGCACGGGCGTTTACACGTTCTCCAGTATGGACGCCAGCCTTGCCATCTACATCAGTTACACCTACACCTTGGCAGCTACAGGCACCACGCTGGTAGTGGCGAACCATACGATGGGATTCGGCCCCATCCTGTCCATGACCATTCCGCTGCTGTACCAAGGCACCGTGAACAGCATCAACCTGCCGAACGTCCGTCTTGGCAAGATTGACCTGTCCACCAAGCTGGACGACTACAGCATGTTGACTACAGATTTCAGCGCATTTGCCGGGGCCGCCGGTAACCCGATGAACTGGTATAACACTTTCTAACCTGACTAACCAAAAGCGAGGATTTACCCATGTTGACGAAAACTGTAACGTATGACGGAACTGATTACACGCTGGCAACCATTACGGCCAAGGTAGGCCGTCGGTACGTGTTTGGCGATGCTGAGAACAAGCTGCCTCCTGGTGAGATAAATGCAAGACTGGTAGCTGCCAGCCTTGAGGCCGGTGGGATGGAAAACAGCATGGAGTTCGTGGAGAGCTTGCCGTACTTTATGGGTGACGCATGGGCGCTGTTTATCGACGCGGCGATGTTTGTCAACGGATTCAAGAAAGCTACACCACCGGGAAAAGCCGAAGCCGAGCCGAGTCCGGCGGAATAGACTGGCTGATTATTTACGGTCGTATCGCATCAGCCTTTGGATATACGTTTGCCGCGGTGGACGATATGCTGCTTACCGACGTTTGGGATGCGTGTGACTATATGGCTGCTGAACCACCCACACATGTTCTTCTCGCGCAGTTCTTAGGGTATAAAGGCACGGACAGGCGCGCACAGTCGGCTGCGCAGCAAAGTAGCACACAGATGGGAGCATTGCTGCATATGCCGAAGATGTTGAGCAAGCCCCAGCCCGCGCCTGATTGGATGAAGAATTCTCCTTCATTGAAGAAACTTGCGCAGGAGATGCTCAATGCCGCCGGATAACAGTCTAAATTTCACAACAAGCGTAGACGTTACTAGCCTTGAGTCTGGTCTTGACGAGGCCAAGGTAAGCTTCAGTGAACTGAGTCTTGCCGCACAACAGAGTGAAGATGCTGTTGATGCGGTGATGGACGCGTTCAAAGAATTTGACACGATACTGGCCAGCCATATCGCGGCCAACCAAGCGTATGAGGATTCAATACAGGCCGTAGCTGCTAGCTACGAACAACAGATCGCAGCGCAGCAGCAGGCGGCGGCCAGCTTAGCCGCTGAGAACATCGCGCAGATAATTCTTGCTGAGACCTCTGTTTCAAGATCAGCGAAAGAAATTGCCGCCGCCAACGTGCGACGCGGTATTGATGAAGAGCAGGCGACGCGCACCGCGTTTGCCGTTGAACTCAACGAAACTTATGCGGACTCAGTTAGTGCTGTGGCTGCCAGCTACGCCGCGCTTACCGCGCAACAAGCTGCGAACGCAGCGGCGCAGGCTCAACTTGAGGAGACCGCTGCTTTCGAGGCCGAGCTAGGCGCTACGGTTGAGGAAGCTAATGCTCAACTTGAGGCACAAGGCTTGCTGTGGCTGCAGAATCAGCAAGCAATGGGCGCGGCGACTGAGGCTACCGTAGCGGCCACGGCTGCCAATGCTGACCTCGGCGCCAGCACGATGACTCTTGCCGAGCAGGATGCTGCCCAAGTCACGGCGGTAAGCGCGCAGGCGGCGGCGCTGGCCGCTTACGAGGCCGTATCGAAGCGTGGCGTAGCTGCGCAGGCTGCCCTTGGCGCTGCTTATGACGCTGCTACGGCTAGTGGACTCGGCTTTACAGAGGCGCTGAATGCTGCGGTCGCAGCCGTGGCTAAGGATACCGCTGGGAATGCTGCAAACACGGTCAGCCTGCGCGCTAACGCCGCTGCCGCTGAAGCTGACGCAGTAGCGGAGTATAGTCGTGCCGAGGCATTCGGCACAGCGCGCATAAGTGCGGGGCTGCTTGCCGGTAGTTTTGTCGGTGTTGAATATGGTCTTGCTCGCATTGCCGCTGCGAGTGAAGTTGTGGGGCCGCTGCTTATGGCTGCTATGCCCTATGCTATTTTCGCGGCGATTGGCTACGCGGCTGTGGAGATGGGCGAATCCATCTACAAAGCTTTTGACATGGGTGGGCAAGGTGCACAGAAATTAGCCGAGAATTTAGATAGTTTAGATCTAAAGTTTCAAAAAGAAAATGACGATCTAGACTTACAGATTCAAAAGATCGCCAAAGAGATAGCACAGGTTGAGAAAGTACCCTTCAACGGCTTGCAATTGGCCTTGGCCGAGACAGCAGTAGCCGCAGATAATCTTGAGGATAAATTAGAAGCGGCGTACAAGGAATCTTTGAAGTTGTTGCAGACGCAGGAACAAGAGGGCGGACTCAAGCCCAATAAGCTGTGGGGATTTGTACCCACAGAATTATCTGCCGGAACCGGACCTGAAGAAGAAATGCTGAAGAAGCATGTGGCAGCCATGCAGAACGCCACTACAGAACAAGATAAGCTGAATACGTCTACTGCATATTTCTTTTCGCTGCAAGAGCGATATAGCGCGCTGGCAAGCACGAAAGATATTTACAAGACGGATTACTATGACCGTGAAATTGCTGCCGTCCAAGAACTGGTGCGTCGACAGAATGAAGAAGAGCAGACTATAAGAAAAGTAATGCTGGCGGAAGCTGAAGAAATTGAGTTGGCCAAGAAGCGTGAAGAAAAGCCCGGCAAAGATCCGAACATTGAGAAGCTGAAACAGATACGAGATCAGTTTGAGGATTACAAAGCCCAGATGGTTAGCACGCATGGCGAACTCACTGCCGGCGAAGGGGCGAGTTTCTGGGCACAGTATCTAACTACGTTCGAAGACGGCAGTGATCAAGCACGGCAAGTGCTGGCGCAGTACGTTCAGTTCCAAGCCCAGATGCATACCAAGTTGCAAGAAGGTGTGAAGAAAGTTACCGACGAGCAGCGCAAGACCGAGGACACCAGCGCGCTTGACCGCGGCGAGGCGGCTATTCGTGCTTGGGCCGACAAGACTACGAATGATCTGTTGCGCACCGGTGAGTCCTGGGCCGGTTACTGGCGTGAAGTGAAGAACGGCGAAGAAATTGCTACAACCAATAGCTTTGAACAGCAGAAGGCGTCACTGGCCGTGGCCGAGGCCAGCGGGCGTATTACTAAGCTGGGTGAAGACCAGCAGCTTGCCAGTATCCACGCCGCTGAGTATGCTGCGAAACTCAGGGAGCTGAACGAAGAACTGGCCAAGCTCAAGATTCTTGCCACCGGTCTAAAGCCGGGCGATGAGGGTTACGAAAAGAATATTCAGCAACAGCAGAACGTAGCCAACCAGATTCTAAAGACTCAAGGCACAGCTACCGTGGCCGCCATTACAGACAATGGTAAGGTTACGCAGGACATACTTGCGCCGTTTGAGAGGGCCTTCAAAGGAATTGAAACAGACTTCTTCAAGGCGCAGCAAAGCATTCTCAACGGCACCCAGAGCGTCAGCCGCGCTTTTGGTAAGATGGGCGTAGACATCGTACAGCAGACAGAAATCGCTTTTGAAAAAATGTTGTTGAACTACATCGGAAATGAAGCTAAAATTCTTTTGATACATACGTTGACAAATGCGGGTATTATTACCAGTGACCAAGCAGCAGCGGCAGCGGGTTCAGCTATAAAAAAGGCGTCAACTATAGAGGACGTATTTATTGACGCTAAGAAAGCTGCGGCGGCGACGTTTAGCTGGGCCACCGGTTATGTGGGGCCGGTTATTGCGGCGGCACTAGCAGCAGGCGCATTCACAGCTACATTGGCGTTGGGTGCTTTTGACACGGGCGGTATCATTCCCGGCAGCGGCGCAGTGCCTATTCTCGGCCACGGCGGGGAGCGTGTATTGACACAAGGGCAAACCCAGACGTTTGACCGTATGGTCAACAACATGACCAGCACGCAAACTAACAGTCCCAAGGTTACGCTGCACTACGCGCCTACTATACACGGAGGCGACAGTCATGCGCTGCAAGCTGACCATATTCTAAACGTTGTGCGCCAAGGTATACGGAAGGGGTCGTTATCGCGATGACACTTCCCGTCTATCCAACGCTGCCGGGTTTGACATTTACAGTGCTGAAGACTCCTGAGTTCAGCAACTTGGTGATGAGCGCGCCCAACGCCTACGATGTACGCATCAGTCAGTCGGTAAACCCGGTGTGGAACTACACTCTGATCTACGATTTTCTACATGACTTCCAGTGGGGCGGCTTTAGCATTACCGAGTTGCGAACGCTGATGGGATTCTTCCTGCAAATGCAGGGTAAGAATGGCGCGTTCCTGTTTGTAGACCCTGATGACAGTTATGTGGGGCCAGCGCTTACCACGCAGGGCTGGACAGCCAGCACCTATGTGACCGTTGGCTATTCTATTCTAGACAGTGCGAATCATTGGCAACTGGTAACGGCTGTAAGCCCGTCGAGCGGCGTGGGGCTTACTGGCAGCACCGTACCGTCCTTCAATCATAGCGGCGGTTCTACATCTGACAACCAAGTTACCTGGACAGACCAAGGCACTTATAGCGGCGGCGCGCCGAACTACCAGAATGCACGGTTGCAACTGGTAAGCGACGGCGCTGGGAACTACTACAGTCCCATCCAACGCAGCATGAACGGCGTGCAATTTGAGGATATCACAGACTTGAACGGCAGCATCTCCGTGTACGTGAACGGAACACTGGCCACGGCGGGCACATCCGCAGGATCATATCAACTGCTTGGGCCGGGGCTGGCTATCAACGGTTACAGCTACATGGGGATGTATCTAAAGTGGGGTGCGATTGCGGCGGCGTGGCAGGCTAGCCATTACTATGCATTGAACGCTACCATCCTGGATCCTTCAGGACACGTGCAGATGGCAACCGTGGCGGGTACTAGCGGCAGTAGCATTCCCATATTCAACGATAGTGGTGGCACCACAGAGGACAGCGCAACCACCAGTATCACTATTGCCAGCATTCAAGTGACCCATGTCACGACACCTATAGCGATGTATGTTCTCACGGTCACGTTCACCACAGCGCCACCTAGTTTTTTCACCGGGCAGCAATACACCTTTTCCGGGCTGACCACATACACAGCGTTGAATGGGCAGACTATTGTATGCAGTGGTGTTAGTGGTGATACAGCTACCTTCAATAGCTACGCGGCCAGCAGCACTTACGGACCAGCAAGCGATACAGGAACCGCTACAGTACAAATTAGCAGTCTTCTTTGGCAGGACGAAGGTGCATACACCGGGCCAGGAACGCCCATAACGGCGCAGTTCAACTACTATTTCCGCGTTCGTTTCGCTACGGATAGTGTTGATTTTGAGAAATTCTTAGGAGTTGGATCTTCTGTCGTAACTGCTGGACAAGGCGGCGGGTATTGGACAATCGGCGGCAGTGAGAGCCAGAATGGTACAGGCACTTTGAAACTGACCAGTGCAAGGCCGGTGCCTCTATGAGGAAAGTGACTGGCGGTAACGGACAGGACACCACAGCGGCGACGCAAGCGTATCTTCAGGGTGCTGAGAATCCACTGATTCGTCATTTGTATTTGATAGGTGAGCCGGAGAATCCTCAATCCATCTGGATGACAGATCACGAAGCACCTGTCAGCTATAAGCCTTGGGGAATTTTCTACGCAGCCGTGGTAAAGCGAGGAACTATTGCGTGCAAAGCTGGGCTAGAGGTACAGAACACCAGCATTACGTGGACTCCGGGCGCGTTGCAGGGCGGCACCGCGGCGTTTACCCAAAATACGGGCACGGCAAGTCCTCTTCAACTTGCGCGCCTGCATGTGTATGATAATTGGCCGGTGCGGATTTGGAAAGTCTTTATGCCTACACCGGGGGATGCGAACACATTAGGCGCGTGCGAGTGGTTTGGCGGGCGCGTGGGCAGTTGCACGGTGGGGCGCAGCGGCATTACCTTCAATGTTGATAGTTTCCTGAATGTAGTGACGCAGAAACTTCCCGCGAATGTGATTGAATCAACGTCAACACTGGCTGGATACACAGGCGCTAGTCTTGTAGCGGGCGAGACGGGGCAACCCACATTCGTAACATTTGCAGGTACCACCACTGACACTTTGATTGCTGACTGCCTAAGCCCGACGGCGAACAAGATATATCCCGGCAATATCTTCGTAGGTGGCTACGCTGTTTTCTTGGCTGGAGCAGGCGCTACACTGGCGGGAATATGGTCGGCAATCGGGCAGAATGGAAGTTATTTGGACGGGAACGGCAATAGCCACAGCTCTTTCGCACTTTACACGGCGCTGCCGTGGGCACCGACGCCGGGAGTAGATCAGTTTTATGTAAGCCCTAGCGCACCCATCAACCAAGCTGACGGAGATTTCTTTGGCTTTCCGTTTGTCCCTTCACCCCAAACGGCTGTGTAAGTTTATGATCACACGCGAAGAATCCGTTGCTATAGCGCGCAGCTATATCGGAACACCGTACCGGCTTGGGGGTCGAGTGAAGGGCGCTGGCGTGGATTGCGCTACACTGTTGGCAGAGTGGGGGGTTGAGTGCGGAATATTTACACGCGAGCAAACTCCTCTGTACAGCCATGATTGGTTCTGCAACACTACAGAAGATAGATATCTATTTGAAATTATGCGTCACGCGCATAAAACTTTAGAGTCTGTGTGTCGTGGGGGTATTGAGGCGAAGCCCGGATGTTTGGTATTATTCAAAGTGGTGCGATCGAAATTATTCAACCACGGCGGTATCGTTACGCAGTGGCCGATGATTGTCCACGCAGTTGATCCATGCGTTCGTGAGCACAATGCCATCAATCATTACATGACTGGGCATACTGAGATGGCGATTTTCGATCCATGGGATGGTGATTCGATATGATGTCAGGTAAGAGTCAAGGGTCAACACAGCCCTACGCTTACGGATCACTCTTGCAGGCGTCCACGTATGGGCAGACCATCCCTGTCATCTACGGGATGACGTTGTCACCACTACTGGCTATCTGGGCCGCCAATCTGCGGCAGGGCAGCGGCAGTGGCAAAAAGTTCAAATCGCTGAAAAAGAATAGCGTAGATTATTGCGAAAACATAGATTTTCTTATCGGACATAACCCCATCATCGGCATCAACCAGATGTGGAACAACGGCGCAACCATACCGTTGAATTTCACATCGTATACGCATACTGGAACTCTCCGCGCGGTAACAATTCCAGATTCTAACTTCTATGCTGTGATAGGTGTAAGCATCGAAGATAGTTATAGCGTCACTTTTGATGATTACGGCGGCCAAGGGGTGCAACACTACTCGGGAAATTATCAGATTCCATGTTGGAACGAACTTCACAATGGCCCCGATCCCACACACAGTTCCGCGTTGCGCAACTATCCATATTGCTATCGCTGGGAGCCGGGCTACGGCGCAACCATCTACTTCGATTTCCCCGAATTCTTCATATACACAGTCACAATCTACTACGCCCAACTAACGTCGGCTACCAGCAATCAGCCTCCCATTACGCGCCAGCGTCTTGCGTTTGAAGCTGAGCTAGGCAGCGGCACCGAGTATAGTGACGCCGGCCTCAGCACGCAGCAAGTAATCTACCCCATGTATGCGGGGGCGGGATCGTCAGATATTGATCTGGGCAGTGGCGGTGTAATTCCTCAGCTACAAGCCGAAGTTCAAGGCAAGTTCGGTCTGTATTCAACTGGTGACTGTGACTTCGCCGATATGATTGAGGATGTTTTCAAAAGCGGCGTAGCACAGGCCGCAATCGGCGCTACTAGCGGAGCTAGCACTACAACACAGCTCCAACACGGATTGGGCTGCTATCGCTTTCCAGGATGCATTCAAGCGAAGACAGAGGGATCTATCTACGGTGTACCCGGCACACCGTACAACATGCCGACTACAGCTGGGAACATTCTTTTAGTATTGGCATCGAATGGCGGCAGCGCAACTTTGTCAATTTCAGACACAGGTGGAAATACTTGGACGCCAATTTTTTCAGTGTCATTAGGCGTTCAAGCGTGGTATGCCACGGCTGTAGGTGGTCCCAGTACCGTGACTATTTCTTGGGTTTATGATAGCTCACACCTTAGTCTGTTTGAAATTGCCGGCGACGTGGTACTAGATTCTATATCCATTGGCGCAAATGGCGCAGCTACCATCACTACTACCAACACACAAGGCTACGGTGCATACATGTTGGGCGTCGGTTTATGGACAGGCCCGGTAAGTCCCCAAGACCCACACATCCCTAACTGGCACACCCTTTTATGTGATACCACTAGCATCTATTGGCAAGAATCAGGCGCGGGTACGTCATCACAGCTAGTGGTTGAGAGGAATATATCTACGCCGGGAACATTTCAACTTCAGTTGCCCAGTCTTGGCGGGGGTGTCGGCTACCCGAAGGCCATGTGCATTATCGCTTTCAAAGCCACTAACCCGCCGACGTATCCAGATCCTTTTGAAGATTTTATAGATATCAGCTCCCTTGATCAAGTGCGACTTCAGTGTCGCGCTAATGGGCTGTGGGGCAGCTTGTCCATGAATTCACAGCAAGCAGCCAGCGATTGGCTGAAACTTTTATACTCTGCCGCCAACGCTACGCCGGTTTTTGCTGGATTCAAATTATTTAGCCAACCTTTGAGCGAAGTTTCGTTCGTGGGCAATGGCGTTACTTATAATGCGCCCACGGCCAGCGGCCCCAGTTATGCGCTGAGCACAGCGAATGGAGATTTTCTAAACAGTAACGACAATCCTATTGAGCTGAAAACTGTAAGTCGTGTTGATCAACCGAATGTACTGCAAATGCAGTGCATCAATCGTACCAGCAACTACAATCCCAGCGTAGTTGAACAGCCAGAGGCCGCATCGATTTCACTTTACGGTGTTCGTAAGCAAGATCCTGTGCAAAACTACGCCATACAAGATGTGAGTATCGCTCGGCTGCTATTGGGAATCCAAGTGCGTGTGCAGCAGTACGGTGGAGACACCTATACGTTCACCCTCCCAGCTAAATGGTGTCTTCTAGCGCCATACGGTGCGGGCGGAGGTGGAAATAGCGACGCTGTTATTCTTATAAGCGATCCTCTGGCAAACATCAATAATTTTCCAGTGCGTATCACATCCATCCAAGAAGATGATAATCAACAGCTTCAATGCGATGCCGAGCCATTTGTCTATGGAATGTACGCACCGCAACCCTTACCTGCAGACACACCAACGCCATACAGTCCGAGCGTCAACACGGTGCCAGGAAATATCAACGCACCCATTATTTTCGAGCCCATTGCACGACTGTACGGTAACGCGAATCAAGCGCAACTCTGGATAGTCATATCAAGCAATGAGGGATCTGCGTTTGGCGGCGTAGTCGCCTATGTATCAACTGATGGCGGAGCTAGCTACAATCCCACAGGTGGCTTGCCAAACCCCAGCGGAGCCGCGCCGGGCACCACGGTAGGGAGTGCCGTTACCGGCTATACCACGGCGAACTGGGCGGCCAGCGCTAGCCCCGATACTACGAACAATCTTCCTGTTACGGTTGCCGAGTCTGAAGGCGAAATACAGAGTATTTCTTCTTCCGAACAAACCGCAGCGTTGCTGCCGTGCTACGTAGCCAGCGCATCAGGTTCTATCCCTTACGAGTTGATGACTTATGGCACAGCAACCCTAACAGGCGCAAACACCTACACGCTTGAAGCCACCGGCACAGGGAACTATCTGGGCCGGGGTGTATTCGGCGCGCCGTCCCCGGGACAAGGTGTGTACCATGCTAGTGGGTCACGGTTTGCGGTGCTTGACCCGTCGATGCAGGGGATTATCGCGATTGCACTGCCGTCACAATGGATTGGAGTTACGCTGTACTTCAAATTCCCAGCCATAAATTCTTACGGAACAGCGGCGCAATCACTAAGCGGGCTTACAGCATATTCATACACGCCTACGGGCTTAGCCAGCGGTGCCGTCAACTCGCAACAATACACACTCCAACCCAACCCCGCCACCATCACACAGACTACACCCACTCTAATACAAGTGAGTGATTTTATCGCTATCTTTCCTCTGAATCCAGTGCAATATAACCCACACAACTTCACCATCCCAGCACCGTCAGTTCCCACATGGTACTACATCACCATTGCTGATCCGGGACAGGTGGGCGACAATCCTGTTTCTACATCAACACTTGTGCATACGTGCCAAACTTCAAACGCTTTAGTTGGTGTGCCGGGCAACACCTATGTAGGCGCAATTCTTGCGCTTCCAGCAGGCGGCGCAACTGAGGTGTTACCCGGCGGTTGGACGACACCGCAATCCTTTCAAGTGATATGAGTCAGCCGACTACATCAATCGCGTTTACACCTACCACCCCCGCAGCGCCTACGGGTGCCCGCAACGTTACGCCACAGTCCGACAACGGCACACCACTGCAGAACATCAGCTTTTATGTTACCGACATGGTGGGGGACACTGGCAGCGGCGGTGCCGACGGACTTGTGCCCGCGCCGCCAGCGGGCAGCGCAGCGGCGGGTAAATTTCTAAAAGCTGATGGTACATTCGCTATTCCGCCAGGATCTGGATCTGGTCTTATCGGAATCGCAGGCATAAGCATGGACGCCACCAGCACAGGGCTCAAAGGATTTCTACAGATTCCTTACGCAGGCACCATCACCGGCTGGGCCGTGTTTGGTGATGTTTCTGGATCAGCCATCGTTGATCTATGGTTCTTGGCAGGTAGCGCGCCGCCCACAGCGCCCAGCATCCCTACCAGCGCTGCTAAGATCAGCGCAACGGCTCCCGTAGCACTATCCTCTGCACAGTCAGCAGCCGGGGGATCGTCTGCTATATCAACATGGACAACAGCAATTAGCCAGTGGGGTACACTAGCGTTCAATCTTAGTGGTGCATCGTCTCTTTCACGTCTCACAGTTCAGATCTACTACACAAGGACATAACACATGGCGACGCAACAATCCTTCTTAGTTTGTGATAGTTCAACGCTGGCCAACTTCAAGAACTGGGCACAGACGATCAGTACATGGTTCAGCACGGCGGGCTGGGTGCAGAGCGCTGATTCTGGGCAGGTGAACTGGAGCACTATAGCGTCAGTCCCTGGATCAGCAGCGTTCGTATACGAGATATGGGAGCCCAACGACAGTTTGACTAACTTCTATGTCAAGATGGAATATGGTAACGTGAGTGGCACCAACTGTCCTAGTTTGCGCATAACGTTGAGTACTGGCACGAACGGAGCTGGCACATCTACAGGGAGCATTGTCGGACCACTAAATACCAATCCAACTAGTTTCACACCACCGAGCACATCCACAACTTATGAATGCGATTTTACCGGCGCAGCTGGGCGTATAGGTGCGATGATGTGGCGTAATGGGACAAACAACTGTCAGCAGTTGTTTGCAATAGAGCGCAGCAATAATGGA